TTAATCCGCTTCGCTTTGCTTCTCGCCTTTGTTCTTCAAACTGAGTATCAGTAGGAGCAACTTCACTTTGCTTTGGAATCAGTTCTTCAATTTTTTGATCCCAAGCTTCGTTAATAGCTTCCATAGCTTGTTTGACATCTTGCTCTATAAGTTTATTTCCTTCTTCTATTAATCTAGAAGCTTTAATAGTAGGATTTAAAATGTTTAAAGTATTAATTTTTTCTAAAGAAGAAGCATAAAAATCCCTTTGCACTTCTTCCGCTAAACTTCCAAGTTCAACCTTAAAACTATTTGTTAAAGATTTGGCTCCTGTTATAGGATCTTCTGCCCAATATGTACCTTTAAGTGACTTGCTTTTTGCAACCTGAAGTGCTATTTCATTTAACTTAACAGCTTTATCTGCTTCAAATTGTCTTATAGGATTCGTATTAGCGTGTAGCTTTGCTCCTTTAGCATCTATACCTATTAAATAATCATCTCTCTCTTGAATTGTTTCTTCTAAAGCTTTGCTTTGTATAAGTATTTGAGTAGTGTCTTTTTGTTTTTTAACTTCATCTAAACTTTTCTTTAATCCTTCAATCGAAGAATCAAATATTCCTTCAATAGTGTCTATAGGCTCTTCACCATCTAGAGGAACTATTATGTCTGTTCCTACTGATTCAGCCATTTTTATTGAAATGTCAGTTTTCCTTGGTTGAGTGAGTTTGTCTACTTGATCCTTTGTAAACTTGGTATTTTCAGCTATTCTTGCGTCTTCTATTTTTTGTATTTCGTTCTCTAAAACTTCAAGGTTTGTTTGCCCTGATGTTGATCCAAAAAGTTTCTGACCTGAATCTAAAAATAAATTAGGAAGCGCACTTTCAATAGCTGTACTTAATTCTACGTCTCCTTTTTCTGCTGCAAGTAAAGCTGCACTTGTAACGGCACCTCGAAGTAATTCAACACGTTTTACTGGGTCGTGATGAAAACTATTATAAAGTTCTTCATCTTTTGTATCTATAAGATGCTGTAAAGTTTTAGTGATTGAGTGAGTAAATGTATCTGCATTTCTCTCTGCGTATTCAACACTTTTAATTTTAGTGTTTGCAAATTTCTTATACATATCTTTTTTACCCCCAGCAAAGAAATCAATCTTCTTATCTGTATCCATTCCTCCTATATCATCTACTCTGAATAATCTAGGCTTGTCTTCCCCTTCAAACGTTACATTTAAAAGAGTTCCTTGAGGATAATAGTTAGATGCAACGCTTAAATCAGGAATAAGATTTCGCCTTGAAGATCCGACTGTCTGACTAAAGCCTTCGTACCCAGGTTCACCTCTGTCAGCTTTTTCTTGATCTACTGCTGTATCTGGGTCTATGGAAGCTAAACCATAAACAGTTTGAATAGCTCCAGAAAGAATAGCTTTCCTTTCAGAAGCTATAGGTACTTTAGCGTTTTTTGCTTGCTGCAAAAGATCAAATCCTTCAATATCAAGTTGTTCAACACTAGAAGCTTTTAGCCAATCTACTTGTCCTTTTTCAAAATTACTATTTTCATTGAACCTTATTCCGGCTTCTACTGGCCCCATTATTTCTCTATGCCTATTAAGCATATGAACGTTGTCTCCAATATATTCTAAAGCTTTTTCGTTTATTTTACCTATGCCATCCGTTATTATATCTTGAAGAAATGCTTTATCTCCAATCTTATCTGGCCCAGCCCTTTTGATTTCATCGGATAATTGCTTGATATCGTTTTTAATTGTTAGGTCGTAGTAACGTTCATAACGCTTTTCACTAAATGATTTATCAAAACCTATCTTATTGAACGGATTAAATTTTTCTGGAAGATTACTTTCTACCTGATCTATAACTTCTTGGTTGGTTAACTGGAGGGCTTGTTCTTCTCCTCGTTTAGCCTGG